GGAATAGCGGAATGGGATGAGGTAATTGGACGCACAATAGATGCAGAGATTAGGGCCGAGGCAGTTAAAAAGGGAAAAGGAAGCGATAACTTTGTTTTAGTTGTTCGTTCCCAATTGTACGCAGATGACAAGCGTTCTAAGGAATTAGTAAAACGCCTTGATCGTGGCGAGCCAATTGGTCAGTCTATTGGTGGTTGGTTTGAAGATATAACGGTCTTGGAAAATGAAGGTGGCGAGATAGAGCGCATTATTATCCAAGATGTAACCCTTGACCATGTTGCAATTACAAGAGCCCCTGCAAATCCCGACAGTAGTGGATTGGCTAATATGTCAATACGTAGTATTATTGATCAAGCTATCAAAAACAACACGGGGGATGATGAGGTTATGCCTAAAACTGTAGAAACAACTGTTCTTGATAAGACAGAGGAAGTTGTCGAGGTCATCGAGAGAGCAAAAGATGAAGAAGACAACGAATATTACAGCTTGAAAGAAGAACATGCAAAGCTGAAAAAAGCGTTTGATCTTCTTGAAGAAGAATATGCCACTCTTAAAGTGTCTAAGGAAGAGAAGTCAGTAGAAGCCAGCACCGAAGAGAGAACGATTACGGGGTTTGCTGATTTGCCACTCGCTGCGGAAGATGTTCCGTGGGATTGGAACACTACAGCGCAAGATGAGGTCTTGGGGAAAGGGTTGGATAATTGGGACCGTTATAAGAGAGCCCATCTTTATTTAGATCCGGAGAAAGCACAGGACTCCAAGTCAGCCTATAAACTTCCATTTGCCAGAATGATAAATGGGGAACTTAGGGTTGTATTTCGTGGTGTCGTTGCGGCTATGGCTGCTTTAAATGGAGCCAGGGGCGGTGTAGATATGCCCGACAACGAGAAACCAAAAGCACACGCCCACCTTGTTAAATACTATGAAAAATTTGGCAAGGACGCACCAGAACTTAAATCAATTTCCGATACGGAAAATAACCCAAACACTAAATCTTCTGCTGAGAATGAAAATGTCGATAGCAGAACCAGACATGGAGAAGACATGACTGAAAATGAAATGAAGGCGATTGCTGAAATCGTTACTCGATCAGTTCTTGAAGCTCTACCAAAGGCATCTGCATCGACAGAGGCCCCAAGTGAGCCTGAGAAAACTGAAATCAAAGAACCCGAAGATGTAACTATGTTGCGTGATCGGCTTTCAAAAGCGGAAGGAATGATAACAAAGCTTATGTCGGAACCAGTACGCACTGGAATTCATTCTCGACATATTGGCTCTGGCCCTCTGGCTCGGCATGAATTTAGCCGCAGTATTGACGCTGCTCGGAAAAGTGGTAGCACGGCTCTGGCTACTGTAATCGAAGAGAACGTTGAACAGTTGCTTGGAGAAAAGCAAGTATCGCACTCAAAACTTGTAGACCTACTCGGTGCTGGACTTCGTTCCGCAGAAGCTGACGGTTTGCTATCTACTAAACAAATGAGCTGGAACTAAGGGGAATACAATGTCACAATGGTCACCTACTGAGGCAACCCGTCAAGCATTTGAACGGGCGACTCAAATTACAGTTAGTTCTGACGGAACAACACTCCTTCAGAAATTTATTAACCGCACTGTTCAGCAGCTAACGCTTCGCGAGTTCGGCCTTCAGGCTGTTCTTGATCGTCGTCGTGGCACTGGTAATGCAGAGTATATCAATCAACGAACTGCCGGACAATCTGGTGGGGCGTGGGTCTTGGACACTACTGCTTCTAGCACCTATGATGAAGTTGGTGAATACGCTCAAATTAACTTCGACTATAAAACGTTGGTCACACAAGGTAACGTTACCCGCAAAATTCAAGCCACTGGTCGGAGCTATACCGATATTTTGGCTCTTGAAATGGCAATGAAGGCAGAAGATTTTGCTAACGCCATGGAAAAAGCGCTGGTTCTGGGTCAAGGAAATGCTGCTGCCTCTGCCAACATAGATACCACCCAGGCAATCAATGGATTTATGACACAGATCCAAGGTGCCCAATTGATCAACAATAACACTGGCGCTACACCTGCTGCTCTAAACCTCTCGAACTTGGATAGAGCTATTGATGCTGTCAAGGGTTCTGGTAGGCGTAGTGACTTGGTGATTTGTGGGTCGCTTAAAGGACTTCGATCTATCAATGGGGCTCTTCAAGCGACACAACAGTTTGTTAACGAGACTGAAATTGCTGCTGGATTTCGTGTAAGAACTTATGATGGAATTCCTATTGTTGGCTCTACTGCAATTCCAGATACCATTGCACTGAACCCTGCTGGTGCCCTCATTCAGTCTTATACTAGTGGAACTGGAACGTCTATCTTGGTCCTTAACAAGAGATACGCCTATATAAGTGAGCTTACCCCAATGACAGTTATGCCATTGGCTAAGACTGACAGTCAGTTTGATAAGTTCGATATGTTTTGGGATGGGGCTCTTTGCATCTCAAATACATTCGGTGCTTCTATGCTTACGAACGTCTTGTAATCAACCTAAGTTTCAGATAATCGGAACACTATGTTGGGGGGCTGCATTTGCGGCCCCCTTTTTTATTTGATACAGTGTAAAATAATTACAGAGGTGAATAAATGACGACTGCACTCGGCACGGACCCAAAGTTCCTTAAAGACAATTTCAAGTTTGCGATGCGAAGGTATGACATTGACCCACAGGTTGGTCAGTCGTTTTATTGTTATACAGATAGTTGTCACAGCCAACCAATCAGTGTTGATGGGGTAATGGCAGCAACAATCTTTCTTAAAAATAAATCCGCTGTAGAAAGGGCGTCTAAATTAGGATGGACAGAAGCGACGAAAGACGTTTTCAGGTCAATCTTGAATAAGAGAAAGCCAGGAAGACCACGGAAAAGTCAAACAAAGGACTAATGAATAATGCCATACGTCTTCACCGATAAAGACCGCATTAAACGCATGATGGGGATACCAACTGTCGTCACAAGGAATGATGCTGCCATAGAAGATTTGCAGGGTGCTGTGGAACAGATGGTGTTGGATGAATTGGGCTTAACTTCTTCTGGTGTGATTGCTTATTCTGAAAAGATAGATGTAACTGCGGGTGGAATGAGCGAGGTGGCCTTGACGTACAGACCTGTTGCATCCATTACCGCTCTAACAATCTCTGGTTCGCTAATGTCGGCTACTGGATATGAGCTTGATTCAGGTCTTGGCATAATAAAGTTGAAGCCCCTTTCCGCTCTCTTTTCAACTGGTCGCGGTATTGTAGAAGTGGATTACACCGCTGGTTTTTCTTCGGTTCCAGAAGATGTTATTTATGCTGGCAATCTAATAGCGACAAGTCTCTTCAATCAACAGTCTTCTGCGGGTATTAAGGAGCAAAGGATTGGGGATTACATGGTGAAATTTGACGGGGCCACCGGAAGCACCATACCTTTAATAGCGCAACGCATTTTAAATAAACATAGGCGAGTATTCGCTAGAGGATTGGGTGGATAGAATGACTTATCATCTTAAAAAGAGATACCATGGTGGTAGAACCCAATGGATACTTCCTATGGGCGTAGTGATACAATGCACTATTGATAATGGATTTTTGGTATGCTCTACTGATGACGTTAATGTCTACACGTTCGTTACCAGACGTTTAAAGTTCAAAGAGTATACCCCTGTCAGGCCAACAACTGCCGTTAAGAAGACGCCTCCACGAACAATGGTAAAGGCAACACCGACTGCAACACCGTCACAGGCAACGATAAAAGCAGCAGCTAAGAAAGTAGCCAACAAAAAGCTGTCTACTAAAAGTTCTTATACGAAGAAAAGCCATTCAAACAGATAGTCTTTTTACACATTACCTCTTTTGAGTTAGTATGGTGTACTATCCAGTAGCAACTACTTGTCCAGGTCTGGGCATACCTTCCGATATGCTCTTGGTATAAGTTTGGTGGGCATCCAGAAGAACTATTGCCCAAAGAAACAATAGATTGGTATCTTAAACTCGAAAATCAGGTGTGGTTACTAAAATGAAAATAGGTATTGTATATGTATCAGACAGATATGGGTCTTTCCCAAGAAACGCTGTGCCGATTGACCATGAGATTGTGAACACCATAGCGGAGAAGACAGACGGAAGCATAGAGCCGTATGTTTATGTGGTTCACTGCAAGGATTTGAAGAGTATATATTCTCGGCTTATGTCTTGCATGAGCCAGATAGAGCATTTTTCTAAGCAGTTTGATAAGACATACTGTGTTATTTGCTCTGGTTTGAACGAGATATTGTGCGGTGTGGACCGACTTTGGGCGTCACGGTTTATAGATACCGTTGTTAGATGCTCGGAATTTATGGGGTTGGAGACAATACTTGTATATCCATCGTGTGAAAAGCGCATGAAAAAGCAAGTCTATGATAATTTGTGTTTTTTACAGCGGTCATTGGATGTTGTTTTACAAAACAATCTTATAGATAAAGTAGAGACTCAAATTCGCTTTACTGACGGTCAGTTAACAGACTCTACTGCTTCAAATATCTCTTCTTCTTTGGCTGAATATCTAATTGGCGAGCTTGGTGTAAGCGTTAAAAGAGCAGGGACTAAGCGTCGTATCGTTGTAGATGTAAATAACAAGAGAAAGCCAACTATCGTGCAGTTGGAAGAGGTAAAGCCACAAAAGCCGGAAAAGATACCCAACGCCAATGAAGCGCAAATTGCTTATGGCGCATCAAGAACTCGCAAAAGGAGAAGGATAACTAAATCTCCTGAAGTTATAGTATTTGGTAGATGACTATGATTGGAGGTTGCCATGATGATGAGTGTATTGAGAAACAGGGTAGATATTACCCGTCAAACTCAGCTTCTTTTTGATGTTCAGGCTGCTGCCTCTTCTATTTCGGTGACAAGGAATCCAAGCAATTCCTCTGTGGTACAGGTCAAACTAAATCAAGCCTCTACAGGGGTTCTAACTGTTAACGGGACCAAGAATTTGTCTGGTATAACGGACACCATATCCTTTTCTTCTTCCTCTCTTGGCATTACAGTAAAAGACTTTGATACTGTCACCAGTATTGCTTGTGATGCAACGCTTGTATCGTCCGGATCTACTATTGAAGTGAAGTATTTTGGAAAGGGCGGTGGCTCTGCAAGTAGCGAATATGCTGTTGTTTCTGGTTGGCCTTGTTTTATAAACCGGCCCCTTGGTAATTCTATAAGCACACAAGACTATCGGGTTGACTCTTTTGGCTCTTTCCAGACGGAGAAACCCCTTATTTTTATGGCTTATGATGAATCTTTTACTCCAGCCGTATCAGATTTTATTGTTGATGCAGACACAAATGAAAAGTATTTCGTGCTTGGTGTTCAGTACATTCAATACTCTGTTGGGTACGAAAACTACTGGCGAATTATTATGGAGATGAGATAATTTATCTATATGTGGCTAATCCCACTATAGATAAGCTGGTATAATTTATTTGTTTGTGGGTATCGTATGGAAATAATGGATTTACTATTAGACCACGGCTCGCTTGGTGTCTTTGCGGCTTTTTTAATCTGGTTGTATACCTCTATGCAAAAGAGGATGGATTTATTGGTTGAGAGTTTTCAGAAGCAATTGGTTGAGATTAGAAAGGAGTATAAAGAAGACGTTACCGACATGCGGAACCGATATGACGAGGTGATTGAAGGGCTAAATAAAGATAGTTTGGATTTAAGATCGAATATATCAACTGAAATAAGGGCTATAGGAACAAGAATAGACGGGGTGGACAATAATGTGGAGATTATGTCGTTGTCTCAGTCTGAGAGTATAAGTGCTGTTGTGGATATATCGAAGGTATCTTCATCTATTAAAGAAGAATTGGACGGCACGACAAAAAAGGTTGAGCAGTGTTTATCAATAATGAACGAGATGAAAGAGAATGAACGATTACGCAATCTTGCAAAACAGGCACTCACTAATACGTGATAGAGAAATGGAGAACGAATCTATTTTAACCGTCGCATTGGCTTGTGTTGCAGCACTTGGATCTAATAAGGCGTGGGATTTTTGGAAAGATAGCCTTAGATTGAAACAGAGACAAATCGACATAGAGCGCACGGAGATATTGGTTTACAGAGATGACTTGCGAGAAGAAATACAGAGGCTTCGTGGTGAAATTACAGGCATTTATGAAGACAGAATGAGGCTTCAAGAACAATTGGTGGACCTGAAAGAACAATTGGCTATTTTCAAGGCACGTATAGAATCATTAGAAAAAGAAAACAGAAGATTACGCAAGACTTCATAATTACTTTTTTGTGCTTATACATTATACATATTAAGTTATTATCGAACCTTAAAACAGCGCATGACGCCAGGGGCAAATATGTCAGACCAATATAAACACTTGGTTATCATTCCAACATTGGCCTTAGAAAGCACTCTAATGAGAACATTTGGGGCTTTCTATAAATATTCTGAGTCGAATACATTATTTGTAGTGAGTGTAAATCCACACAAGATGGAAGACGCAAAGAAGAACATAGAGGCCCTTAAAGGACTAATTGGCGCACAAGCATTATTGAGTCCCAAGGAAAACGTAACGATTGAATATGTATGGTCAGACGAACCAATTGGTTTTGGTGCCGCTGTAAACAAAGGGTATGAATTCGCGAAAGAGAACTACGGTATTCCAGAATATATCACTATTGCGAATGACGACCTGCATGTAACGCCCGGTTGGATGGAGAGTTTGGCTTCTTCTTTGGAAACAAAAGAAGTTTACACATACTCTCTCTTAGAAACAAAAAAGGCCCCATTTCCAGTAGAAGAGATCGGTAAGATTGGCATTACAGGCCCACTGTCTCCTGGGGCATATGGGGAAAGTGGTTTATTTGGAAGGGACTTCGAGTGGGTGAAGTCTGAAATAATTCGATTGGGCATACAGGCGTTTTCTACAGATTGGAGGGAGTTGCATGGCAATAGAACCATCCTACAGAATATAGTTTATGGCTTTTGTATTATGTTGAAGCGTGATTGTGCTGAAGACCTTGCCCAGAATACAGGGGTTGAAAACCAGTATTATGGTCCTTTCGATGATGTTTCGTTTCCGGTTGGTGGGTATGAAGACAATGATTTATGCCTAAGAGCCCAAGAGATGGGGTGGCGTTCTTCCTTGTCTTTCCATACTGTCATTGGTCACATGATGCATCAAACCCTTAAAGAGATATTTCCTGGTCAATACCATGGTACAAAAAATCTAATCCGCTACATGCTCAAGTGGGAAGAATACACCCAAAGTGAAAAGAATGTAATTGCTGCATATAGAGTTTCTATAAAGAATATAAACGAACTTATACAATTGGAGATGAGCGTTACTCGTGTGTCTCAGCTTGTGGATGGCATATCTTTTGTTCTTACGAATAATCCGGCAGACGCATTGTCCTCATACGACAATCCAATGTATGGCTCTCTATCCGATGAGAACAAGGCGATTTTCGATAGCTGTAAAGAAGAACAAGACTCTACTGCCAGGGCCAAACTGCTGGAAGAATGGATTTTAAGAATCGCTAAAAGCAACAACCCTGAATTTAAGGTTCGTTGCGCTCCTTGGGGCGGTGACTTTAACGAAAGAGATGAGCGCAATTTATCGTACCAGATAGCGCATGAAATGGACGCTGACTATATCTTTTCGGTAGATGGCGATGAGGTTCCAGAAGACAGGATTAGTAAATATACCTTTAGGAGAACCATCCACCACCCAGATCCAGATAAGACTTGCGGTAATGTGTCATTCCTAAATCATTGGGAGAACACAAATCTAATCCGAACAGATTATCCATTTGCAAATGGCTATACGTCTGCAATGGCTGGCCCAAGGAT